TTGCCCTGCCCGATTTTGTGCTTTTTAATTTCTTAATCGTTGCGGACGGGGCGTAGACTTCTCCAGTCTCCGAAGACTTCTTACCGGAAGCGGTCCTCCACTTCTGCTTAGTCCATCGCTTGAGCGATTTCTGCGACTTTTTCAATGCCATCAGTTGCGGTATCCTCCACCCGCTTTCTTATAGGCGGATGCCAACATTTGCGCTTTGCGCGCACTCCATTGTCCTGGACGACCACCCTTGGAACCCGCTTTGATTCTATTGAACAAACGCTTGCGCATGGCGGGTTTGGTATAATTACCCGCTTCATTGACGCGGGACTTGGTCTTTTTCTTTTTGGCGGGCATTACTTTTTCTTTTTCCTCCGCCTTTTCAAGGCCACAAAGTCTGCCTTCGTGATTCTATTGCGGGGTTTTGCCGCCCCTGCAATCTTTTTCTGTTTGGATGTCAGTTTTCTCATCAGCAATTCCATGCGCGCCGACTCCAATAGTTGGCGCTTAGTTTTGAATTTTTACCCTTTATGCCACCTGATCTTGCGCAATAGCTTTTCTTACGTGCAGGATTATTTTTTTTAATTGAAAGATTCGCATCCCCAAAGCGAATGATTTTTTGCTTACCACCTTCTGAAGCTCGCACTACGAATTTTTTCTTCTTGTAGCCGGGTTCACCCTTTCGGATTCTCCTTGGTTTATTTACTGCTTTTGGGGCGCTCATCCGCATACAAATTGTCAAAGGTGGTCTCCCAATCCGTGTACGAGTCATGCTTCTCAGCGGAATGTACGTATTGACTGGGAACGAAATCAGGCGGACCCTCACCAACCAACCACAATGCGGGGTTCGTTACACGAACGCGATTATTGGGTAGGGCGATGATTTGTCCCTTCCACGGTCCCTCAATCAATTCAAGCACGTGGCTTTGTTTGTGTTGGGCGGGATCGTCGGCAATGGAATTGCCCGTGAAGTCAACGGTGAACATATAATGAGCTTTGTAGAACTCTCCGTCCAGCTTGGCGATCCAAGGGCTTGAACTTACGCGGTCAAGTTTGATGACCGCAATGTCGTGAGACGGACAATCCCATGGCTGGGCAATATGGGTAGGACACTTACTAGGCCATTCCTCGTAGGGAACGTCCGCAATTAATGCAGTGATTGGCATCCTTGCCCACATTGCGCCGCCGTGTGGATTTGGGTCTTCCTCATCACATCCCGTAAATACGACTTGAAAAGACAAGCATCTATCGGGAATCGCGCAGACTGCGATTGCCAAACCGTGCAGATATTCTCCTTCGTATTTCATGTGATTATGCGTGAACTCCTTGCGGACCCACACTTTAAACTGCGGAATGTTTGCTATAAGGAACGACATTAGCGGCGCTTTCTACGCATTCCGCCTTTGCTCATATACTTGCTTTTCTTTTTTCCTCGCATGATATGTTGGGTTTTGATGTTGGTCGATAGACCGTTTGACCGATCTTAGAAAATTTCTTCATGCCGCTGATGCAGTCTGTCCGAACTGCGTGGGCATCGCGCCCAATCTGCCGATTTGAGCGTTTTGTTGTTGTTGAATCTGCATGGAACGCTGACTCATGTAATTTGAAATACGCTCCTGCAATGCAGGGTCTTGCTGGGCTTTTTGTTGGATGTCAGGTTGAGCCAACCATTGCTGGAACACTTGCATCTTCAACTCATGCGCATCTTGCGGTTTCACGTTTGGCGGTACTCCCGCGACCAATTCCGCAATCGTTTGACGTTCTTCATTAACTGCATTTTGAGATGCGGTCTCCTTGGGCAACAATACCTTTTCGGATGCGCCCGGCAAGACCTGTCCGATTGCCAATTGAAGCAAGCGCTCGGTGTCCAAAGTTCCGTTCTTATCGAGCAAGCCGCCAAGTTCCGCAACCGTCTTTACACGTTCAAGCATTTGTTGCGGGTCTTGCGTAGCGGCATCAAATTGCAAATAAAAATCAAAGCGTTCGCTTGGCGCGCCCTTGGAAAACTTTTGCATGTCGCGCATTCCGGTAACCCGAAAGAACTCAGCGTCAGGACCATACTGTTGATAAAGCGTATAAATCTGATCGAACAAATGCTTGAGATGTTGGAAGACTTTGTCGATGTTTCGTTGTTGCTTCATTTGAGCCTCAACGGGATCAACGCCGGGTGCGTTCCTACCAATCAATCGATCAAATTGTTCTTTGACGTATTGTCGAACCTGTACCGATCCGCCGTCAAATCTTGGAGTGTCCGCAAATCTGTACTCACCTGGTGTGCGATACGGAATGCGTACTCCCGGCCCCCAGCGGGTCGGAGCGCGTCCGAGTGGATGCTCCAAGGGTGGAAGCGTAGAAATGCTCTGTCTGTCAATCGATGCATCCTCTTCGATCTTTAAAATATTTTGCGGACCTTCTCCAAGCTCGGCAACGGAGCGGGAATGATAGAGTCGCTTACTCGTCTTTTCGTAAGTCGTGACGACGAACGGATATTTTCCATGACTATAATCCAAAAGCTGATGCTTGGCATAGACTTCAGGTACGCGGTCGCAAAAGATCGTGCAGTAAATGCCGGGAACGTCATCCTCATCGAGCAAGCGTTGGTAGCAGTAAATTACGCGGATGGTCTCGTCGTCGTTGCGAATGACTTCTTCCTGCAAGCGCAAATTGTTAATCACGGGGTCCACTTCTCCGCGTTGAGCAAGTTCAATTGCCTTGTCCACAAACTCCTCGTCCCATCCTTCCGTGCCAATCTTTGCCCGGAGTTGTTCGGGTGTCATATTAATGACGTGAAAGACGTAGGGCGCTTCCTGCGGATCAATCGCATAGGATGGCCAAAATACGTCCTCATCGGGAGCGAGGGCTTTGATGCGTGGTTGATTGATCACTCTGCGGGTTACGGGTATCGTAGTCTCTCCGTCCTGACGCAACTCTCTGAGCATTCCGCGAGCCTTGGCCTTGGAAACATTGAATTGTTCGTTCAGAGCGGCGGACAATTCATTGTCCATACTTCCGTCCTGTATTGCAGTCGCAATCTGTGGAAGGGCTTGTGCAATCTGATCAAGCTGAATGGATTGTTGTTGCTTGAGGTCTTGCGAGTCCCAGTAGCAATAATGCACCATCATACCCTTCTCATAAAAATGATTGAGTCCAAGTTCCACTTCATCATAGAACTCCTGCATTTTCGTATTGAGCATCCAACGCATGAAATTACTGATGACGTTGGAACGTTCGATATCATCGGATTCCACGGGTGTGGCGACGATATGGGCGCGTCTGATGGCATTGAGCGACATGGACACAAGCGTGTTAATCGTTTCATCCACCATGCGCACTTCCTGATCACTGGCCCCTTCCCAAGGGAAGACCTCTCCGGTCTCGCTCAGACTACCATGCTTCTTGTAATCGTCACTCTTTCCATTCCACAAACAGTTCCGAGTGTCGTAATCTCTTTGTCTACGATCCATCCATTCGCCCAAGTCGCTTTGGGTACGACGATAAGTTTCCTGCAAGTATCCAATATCGGGTTCCTTGGAAACGAACAATAATTCAGGATCAGAAGCACTTTGCATATGCAGTAGCAAATTATAGCCTTTTGTAGTTGCCAGGTCAAACGGATTAATTCACTCTGAAATCGTATTCATGTTTCCCCCGTGGTCTTTGGCGTTAGGGACCACGGGGTTTTTTAATATCCTCCGCCACCCGTGGCCATCATATTTTGGGAAGTTATGTGATCCGCCCCGCTGACCATCAAGTATCTCAGACAATCAATTTGGTCCTTAAAATGTTCAGCCCTTGATTGTCCGGTATATTCCATCATTGAAGTAATCGTATTTTCGCATTGGTCGGAGACGTAAAACTTCGGTCTGTTCTCGTCCGTCATTTCCTCCGTATCGTTCCACGATAGCGCATCATTGATTTTTGCAATTCCCGATTCGATCTCCACACCGGGCGCGGGACGCATGACGAATCCCAAGTTCGCCATAGTCGTGATGATATTGCTCTCGCCCTCCTTCTCCCTGACCGTTGCCGCCCCCATTCGGGGGTCTACGATTCGTTCGAATATTTCCTCCTCGTTCTCCAAATCCTCAAAGTGATTTTGATAATCGGAATATCCCCAACCGAGCGGACGCTGGGCGGGACCGGGCTTGCCCACGCTCTTGCCCACTCCATTGACGTGCGGTAATGCCCATTGTCCAAACGTGGAGTCGGGAAACTCTCGGTATACGTATATGCTACCGTCCCGCATAACGCCCGCCCATATGCATACCCACGGTTTCGAACCGCCGGGATCGGCAACGAAGTAGCGGGTAACGGGAACCTGATCATTTTGTATGAATGGAATCTTTTCGTGCGGGACGACGTTGACCTCCCGATTAAACTTTGGAAAGCGACCCTCGACCGCTTTGCTCGGAATCCCGTACAACCTTGCAAGTTTGACCTCCATGGGTTGTTTGGAATATGTGCGGACGAGTTCCCGTCCGTCAATGAACGGACTATCCTCAGACCAAAAATAGTGAATGCGACAGTCAGGCCAGTTTGCGGAGATTTGTTCGATGGGAAGCTCGCGACCAAGTAATTCGCTATATCTCTTTTCCACGGTCTCCGCGCCCTTCAACAAGCTATTGATCAATGGTGTCCAACCTTGCAAAGTCGTAAAGGTCAGGAGCAAACGACCGTGAAAATCAACCGTTCGTCCGAGCAAAGTGTTGAATATCGCTTCGGGGACTTCCTCGTCCAAATGAATACAATGCGCAGACCAACCCTCGAATATCTGAGGGTCCGCCATATATTGGCGATAGTTATTGAAGTAAATGGTCGATCCGCGCTCAGCGCCGGGATGCGTGGGGGGCAATATCGCTTTGGCGGAATTAAATCCGTTCTTCTGAGAATATTGCAAAGAATGAGTCTCACTCTTTTTCTTGGTTCGCTTATAACGCATCGGAAGGTTTTGATACACCGTCTTTTGCGCATCCTGTATACTTCTCTCCTCAGTCACGTGCATACTGCGAATCTCAGCTTCGGGAATCATTTGCGCCAAGTGTACGACCATGCGTGATGCGAACATGGTCTTTGAACTCCGGTTACCGCCCAAAATGACGTGTATCTTATCCTTGTCCCATCTGTCCATCACCCTGCGCCAACCGGGCAAAGTCCATCCCCACTTGATCGGGTCTTCCTTTTCGCTACTTGGTTGATCAATCATTAAGCGGCTCAGAATCTCCGCCCGTTCCTCCGGCAATGCGTCAATCTCGGAATCGCTCAATGCGCAAGCGAGTTCGCCCTTTTCAAACTTCAAATCATCCGTCCAAGGAATCCCGAAATGGGCATCAACCTCGTCTGCGTAGGTTATTCTCGGCATTTATCCCCTCGCCTGAATCTCCATGCCCACTATGATCGCTTCTTCGAGCGTTTGGACCGGGATTTCATTAACGCTCCAGCCTTGCGTATGCGTTCCAACGTCTCTTGGTCGAATTTCGACGGTGTCGGACCCAATCTTCTCAAGTCGCACGGTACATATTCGCGTACTGACAACGGTATTGCTCGACCGTATTTTTTCCAATAAGTCGGATTCCATCCCTCCGGCGCTTTCATACTTCATGCTTTTTCTTTCTCTCCTCGCACAAATCCTCATACAATTCGCAACATCTGCGCTTCAAGCCCAAGTTTTCCTCTTCCAACTTTCTATTTCTCAAGATCAATTCTTCCTTTTCCACGACCAAGCGACCAACCCATTGGGGCCAACCTTCCATCTTTTTACCCGTGGATTTGTAAAGATTCATTCGTCCAAATCAATATCGCTGGAAAAATCAACCACATCGTCGTCAAAATATTTATCAACTCCCTTGGTCACGCACTTGATCAATTGAGTATCGTCCAGGTCGCTCTCCTCGCTCCATCTCCTGAGCAATGAAGCAACTTCATTTACGACTTGTTTACTTGCCCGATCCATAACGCCAACCGGAACGACTCGGCATCCTTCTCTTTTCATCCGTACGGATTGCAATGAGTTTGCCGTTCTTATCGCGGGCATAACTGCCATCCTCCGCTCGTAGGAACTCCTTCACCTTATTCTTTGACCAAAAGCGTTCCCATCCGCGCAACGCTTCGTTCGGATTAAGTACGCCTTCACTCCTCCTCTTCTTCCTCATCCTCAATCTTCCAGTAATGACCGCGCCTTTTTTGCCGATCCTTCCATAACTCCTCGGAGTAGTCGTCTTCGTCGCTCATAAAAATATCCCTCCTATGCGTTTGCCCAGCCACTCAGCCACATTGACTGTGACCGCATTGCCCATTGCCTTGTACCTCGGACCATCCGCTTGTTTGACCACCTTTCCGGTCGCCTTCCACTCGTTGCCCTCAAGGACAACTTCCATCTTTTCCGATGTCCACCCATCGGGGAATCCCTGCAAACGCTCGCATTCGACGGGGGTGAGGCGGCGGACGGTTAGGGGCAAATGAGCCACACCCACGCCTTCCCCGCCTTGCTGACTGCGCAAAGTCACCGATACGTCCTCGGATGCCTTGGGGGTGACGTCTCCGTTCCATGAAATTGCTTTCGGTCCGCTCGCATTCGCAATGCCCGTAGCGCTCGTCACCGCAGTCTCACCCGCCAGTTCGCCATTGTACACGTCCGCTCCTTGAGTAAGCAAAGTCTCACTCCCACCACCTAAATCTCCTCCCTGACTTCGTAAAGTTCCGCATCCGCGCTCATACCCTCCGAAGCTACTCGCCGTAAAGCCCGCTCCAGCATCTCCGGCAATTCCTTGTCCCGCTTCTCGGCTCGGCGCAGGATGCCCCGGCAGGCTTTCGGTGACAGCGAGTATTTCATCGACGGATTCTCCTCCAAAATCTGAGACAATAAACACGCGCTTCCGTCTTTGGGCCACACCGAAATATTGGCTGTCGAGTAAGCGCCATCCCGTTTCACAAGCCCCGCAGTCGAGTAACTCTCGGATGCACCTTGCAAGTGCGACACCATCATCTGCGGAGAACAATCCCGCAACATTTTCCGCCAGCGCAATGCGTAACCCGCATCCACGGGCGCGCAGTTCCCGAATAAGTCTAGTTGCTTCATAGAATAATCCTGATCTTTGGCCATTTAATCCCTCCCTCTTTCCGGCTACGCTCAAATCCTGACACGGAAAGCCGTAAACCAAAAATTCACAATCGGGCAAGTCTTCGCCACTCACTCTAGATACGTCGCAAAACAATGGAACGTCAGGCCATTGACGCTTCAATACGCCAGCCGCATTCCCGTCCCATTCGACCTGAGCAACGCATTCATGCCCAGCCCGCTCCATGCCAAGGTCAAATCCTCCAACCCCGGCAAATAAACTTATGAATCTAGCCACGCACAACCTCCCATCCACTCTCCGCCTTCTTCAACTTAACCTTGTCGCCAATGAAGTACTTATTCGGCTTCGCCCGAAACCAGCCATGACTGCCATCCGGAAATTCAACGTCGTACCGATACGGATTCCTAGGCTTCAAATATACCCGTCCAATCAATTCCTCCGCATCCCGAACCCGCTTCTCAACCTCCCGGACCGGAGCAACTACATCCTCAATCATTTCTCCAATCTCTTCCAACTCTCCAACCCGCGCACGTTCACCAAGCATTCGATTAATCTTAGCTTCCATCTTCTTGGTCACACGGTTGCCGTACACGCAAACCCGCATAGTTGACTCCTTCACCCCAATGCTCCTCGCAAATTCATCCATTGAAACGTTCAGCTTTTCCAACGCCTCCCTCAATTCCTTCCCATCCATATTCGCTCCCTTGTGCAGTTTATCATGGACAAGTCAAACACTTTCCGATAAAAACCCAAAACCATGCCGAAAGGAATACCCAAAAACCTAGAACCCTTCGATGAAAAGCTAAAGGATAAGGTAATCAGGTCAGCCGCCAAGATCGCACAACGCAAATCAAGGCCAAAGACCGAAGCCGACAATATGGAACTCTCCCCAAAACAGGAAAAGTATAGGAATCGAATACACAACGCTCTCCGCTACGGCCTCGAAATGAACGAGCAACAATTCCTAAACGCAGTACAAAAAAAACTGCAACATATGGTATCCGACTCCCTCAACGATCTTCATGATTCAATCGAAAGAATACCACCGCAAAACAAAGCGTATGCGGTGGGCTTACTCTTCGACAAACTAATGACCGTATCAGGACGTCCGACCAATATAACCGCGTCCGCAAACGTCAAGCTCGGAGCTTCCGATATGTCACCCGATGAAGTCCGCTCAATCCTAAAGGGAGCGAAGGAAGCCGCCGAGTCCATACCATCGCAAGCGTCCGAGGACAAAGTCATCGAGGTAAACTCAAGCGAGGACAAACGGTAACCTCCGACGTCTTTCCCGAACTTTCCGCAAGGGCTGACGAGGTCTGCGAATAGGGCGTTATAGCGAAAAATTTCGTGGGGGGTGTGATGATAATATATAAATTAACGCGAGAGGTGCCGCACCCCCGCCCCCCCCGGCCGTTGCAACGCGCGTCTTTTTATGCGGATCGCGGTTCACGCGGTTCCAATTAGACATAATACTTATTATGCGAATTTGGTTTTGTTGATTATCAAGCACTTACGCAAAACTCGCATTGCATTTGTCAGGAATTCGATAAAATTTCACCGGACCGCGTGACAAGCTTGCGCAATCGTATCGCTACGCATCAACGCATCATGATATTTTGATGCGACTCGCGCCTACGTATTCAAAAATGGATGCATTGGGGCGAAATGAATCTTCCCTATCATTTCCAAATATGGAAACCAAATTTCCAAATATGGACGTTTACCTGGTAAGCATTGAATGCCATGCTTTTGCGCTTAATTTGATTTTGCCGGAGCAAACCGCAAATTTTTTTTACCCGCTTGAACACTGGGCTAAATCAGTATTTTACAATATTGATTTGACAATATTTGCCTGATTTGCTTTTGTGAGTTTGTCGAGGCAATTAAGCTTCGGCGAAAATGGAGAGATTATAATATGAGTAAAGAGAGAGAGATAAGAGACTTGTACGACGAAGTATTCGTATATGGTACAAGCTTCAAAAAATTATTAAATGACGGTTTTACATTAGAAGAAATAAATTATGTTTTGGTGCTTGGTGGACTTTCGCCATTAGTATGTGAAACCAGACAAACCCAAAAAAAGAAAGGAAACTAACTATGAAATCATATCCAATTTGGAACGAAGTTGACGCTTGCATATATCAATCAAGCAAATCTTTTGGAGCAAAGATGCAAAGCAATGTGAACGTAAAGGTTGGCACATCCGCAAGGAATAGTCACGATTTTGTAAACCATTGCGTGACGCATCGTGAACTTGAAAACGGTGACAAGGAATTCCGTTTTTACGTCGACGGCAAATGCATCAAGCGCGGTTTGGTAGAAAAGGGAACGCAAAAGTTCCGCAAACTTTCAACGAGAGGAATCTAATGAATTACGACATATTGATAATGACGCTCCCTTGGGTTTTCCCGCTTTGGATAATGCTCAAGGATTTGTTCGGGGGGGATAACTTATGATTAGGGATACTACATGCTCATGTGCGGGTTGGACTGATACATGGGTTTATGATTGCGGGTGGCGAATCAGGGGGTCACATCCTTATAGAATGATACTTTTTGGCGAGCAGATACTGGATCAACCGATTGGAATCATTCAATTTTACAAAGAAACAGGCATTCTCCCACCAAATGAAAGAAAGGAGCACACATGACATTATTTATTGAAGTAACAAAAGAGAAAAACCCATTTACCAAGCAATTACATTATCGAGCAAAGGCTACAAATAGTGTTCGAGAATGGCTAGGTGACGGTATTGACGGAAATCGACAGCAAGCCATTTCTAAGTGCTTTGTTAAGTACGAAAGTCAAGGATATTCAACTTATTACATATTGAAAGGGTAACTCACATGATTCACGCATCACAATTATTCCCATTAGCGCTTGATCGTATCCACGATCTGATGGAACGTGGCCACGCAACCCGGACCGCCAAGGCGCAAGCCTTGTTGGATGCGTTCGATGAGGGAGAGCGGAAACGCGGGAAGCGGGGTGGACGCAAGGCGGGCGTTCG